CAAGCCAATATCGTGCGCCCTAGACCTGGATCTCGGATCACAGGGACGGAAATCTCTTGCCGTTAAGAGTTCTCAATCAGTATCCTTTACAGGACCAAGATCGCAAATAGCCGCGGTTTGATTGTTAGAAGATAGTAGAAAAGGCAAAAAAGAAGGGAGAAAAACCCTGGGTTTACATATGCGATAGTGTGTATATGTAAGCTGCCGTTGAGATGAAGACGGAGCTCGTGGTACCGGTCAACCGCCACTGTAATGCTCTAACACTGTGTGACTGAGGTAACTCGGATAATGTTCTTCGCCCTGTGCGGGCGAAGTGTGACCAAACAATCTGGATAATATTAAAAACGTCTTCGACGAAACAACTGATCTGAGCGTGAGCGATAGATCAAACGAACGCAGTTCGTTTATAAATAGATGATTAAATCTTAATTCTATGAAGCTCAATCACATTTACAACGACTATCTCTATGAAGGACTAGACAAACCATCTATTCGTTCTGTGAGATTATGGGAACACGCAGGTATTTTAATCAAAGAAGCTGCTCTTACTCCTGATCAAATAAATCAACTATTTCAACAAATAGAAGCAGGTGCTACAGCCTCGGGTTCTAATAGAACTATGATTGGGCAAGGTAAAGATATAGCTTCAACAGTTAATAGGGCGTGGGAAGATCTAAAAACTAAAATACAAAACTCTGGTCCTATCAAAGGATTGGATGCCAAATACGATCAAGCTGCTGAAAAGTTAAAACAAGCTACAGGTGGTGATCAAGGCGTAATGAAGTATGTGCAAAAGTACAGAGATTTTGCCAAAGCACATCCAATTGCACAGAGTTTAATTTATTCAGCGTTGATTGCAGCCGCAGGTATCAGTGGTGCTGGATTAGGTGGTGCAGCAGCACTGGGCCTATTTAAAATGGTAGACAAACTACTTCAAGGTGAGAAGTTTAGCAGTGCTGCTTATGCAGGCGCTAAAACAGGCGCCACTGCTTATGCCGCTGGACAAATCGGCAAAGCACTACAAGGGCAACAGGCACAACCTTTGGATCATCAGTACGGTACTCGTCCTGGCGAAAATGAATTAGTGGGACAAACTGGTCCCGGACAATATGCTAGTAATTATAGCGGAACTGCTATAGGTGGTATGCCGGTTATCCCTGGACAACCATTAAATCCTACACAAATGGCCTTAGCCGATATGTCAATACAAAACGGCAATAAACTTAGCCCTGCTGTTCAAGCTGCTTACGATCTAGCAAAACAACAGGCTACACAGGAATCAATTAACTTGTCAGAATCGGCAATTGCCTTGATAATTGGCAAAGTTGTTGCCCGTCAGCGTAAACTTGATGAGGGTGTTTGGGATACAATTAAACAAAAGGCCGCTACTGTAGGCAAGAACTTAACCACCAAAATCACCGCAGACAAACTACAATCTGCTTGGAAGAAAGCAGGAAGTCCTACAGATAGTGATGCAGTGGCCAACATACTGCGACAAGCCGGTGTAGATGATACTGTTATCAACAAGGTATTTGGAGATATGCAAATACCTGTACCTTCTGCTACTCCTGCTGCTCAAAATATAAATATTGATGACATTGTTGCTAGAATTAAAAAATTACCACCAGCCGATCAGCAAAAAGTATTAGCCGCATTAGGAACTGTATAATGAGAATCAACGAAATATTAACTGAAGATCAATTAGACGAATTAAGTCTTAAAGGACTAGGGCAAGGCCTTGGCAGAGTTCCTGGTGCAGTTGCTGGGGGAGTAGTTCAAGGACTTAAAAATGTATGGAATGGTGCCAAGCAAGGATACCAAGCAGGACAAACTGCATTAAAACCTGATGCTAATCAAAGTCAAGGTCCTAGTTGGGCAGCGCCTATTCCTACAGGACAAGGTCGACCTGCTACTGCTGCACCGATAGCAGCAGCGGCTGCTCCTACAGGTGGAGATAATGAAGTTGACCAAATTTTACAACTAGTATCTAAATTAAATCCTGATGCTAAAAAAGATATTGTAAGTAAAATTCAAGCAGAACCTGCAGCTCAAGCAGAACCTGCTACGCAACCAACACAATCTGCTGATACTCAACAAGCAAAACCTACAACTCAAGCAGAACCTGCAGCTCAAGCAGAACCTGCTACGCAACCAACACAACCTGCAAAACCAACAAATACAGACCAAGCACAATCGGCCCAAACAACACAACCTGCAAAACCAACAGCTACTAATTACGGTGGAGGGCAGACTCAAGGTGCTGTTCCAAAAGTTAATTATTCGTTTAACGCTAATACTAAACCGGCTACTGCACCAGTCAAGCCTGCACCTGAGCCAGAAGATGACAATCCTAATATAGTTAGAGGATATAACGAGGATGTAGGTTACAGTCGGTTTCTAGGAATGAATCTTTAAAAGAAAGGAAGACCACTTTCTTTCGTGGTTTCCAAATTCTTTTCAATAATGCGACCGATGATTTCTCGGTCTTCAAAACCTAATAGCATACTTTCAGAATATGAGAGTCCTCCCCTCATATACCAGCATATCCTAAAAAGTTCGTCTTTGATGGCTTTTGAATCTAACTCGTAATCTTTGACCAGCTGGTTAATGCCTTCTAGATCAAGATGCAAAAGCCTTATACGAAAAAAGTAGACGGATCGAATGTAATAGGAACTTCGACAGTATCGCCTGTTACACCTTTTTCTCGCATTTCGTCAGTTACTGCAACTGTCATAGGTTTGATAGAATTGTTATCTCTAAGGATTTCGAGATGTTGTTGAATCTTGTTAAAGATTTCTTTGTCGATGTTTTCTACAAACTCTTTGATAAATTTAGGATTATCTGTACTGCCTTGACTGCTGTCAATTTTATCAATACTATCTGTAATGGTACCTAGGGTAGCATCACTTAGGCTCTTGAAACTGGCTTTGAATAACGAAATTTTATCTTCTTCTGTAAGTTTGTCGTTATTTACGATACTCATCATCTTTTGAGTTTCGAATGTTTTAATTGCCGCTGAACTAATTTGACGATAGTTTAACGGTTTTACAAATACTGTTAGATCGTCGGTAACCGGTACAATGGGATTCCAGTGAATTTGTTGCATTAATGTATCCATTACAACTCTTAGATCTAGTTGATATTCTAACTCTAGATCCTCTCCAAATGTTACAGGAGTAGTCATCATTTCACCGTAGGTTGCTAGACGAATGGCAATTAGAATAACATCAACATCAATGGATGGGACATCCCAAGCATTTTTAATATTAGGAATACAGTGTTGAATAACATCAACAACAGCCTGCCCGTTCATAAGAGCGTCGGGCACCTTGAGCATTAGCTCATCTTTAGCAGTCATTGAGTAAACAGGGTACTCTCCGGTTTCTGTAGGAGTTAGACTACCTTGAGGCCAATATTGCCCACCGCTAGGCAACCTGATATAGATCTTAGGTTGACGCATAAACATTGATAGTGGGTTTGCTGGCGAATTCATAGTTTTTCTCCGAATAAATAACTTATAAAGATATCATCTTTCTAGTATTTATATACGCATAAAACCACGGAAAAACAATGGCAGGTAATGTATCAGGCTTTATAGGCAACGAACAAGTAGAACTGAATAATGCAGCTACAGAGACTACATTAGCGGCCCTATTGGCTTCTATGAAATCCATTGCAGGGGGCTCGGCGGTTTTAAAAGTTGCCGGCCTAGCAGGATCTGCAGGTATTGATCCTGCAACTATTGCTGCTGCTACTGCTGCAACACAAAGCAATACTGCTAGTGTTAAGCAAGGAACTTCTGCTACAGACGCCATAAATGTTGCTACTAAAAGCAACACAGATACCGTCAGACAAACTACTGCTGCTACAGATGATTTTAGACAATCACAGGTAGATGCTGCTCAAGCAACAGTTGATAATTTTACATTATTACATAATGAAATAACCAAACTACTGCAAGGTACTGCTACGGCCAGCGGTATGCTCAATACTTTTGGCACAGCACTTACTTTAAAGTATCCTATAATTGGACTTTTGTTTCAGGGGTTTTCTAAACTAGTTGGCATACAGGAAGAAAATTTTCAAGCATATCAAAAGATATCGGCTTCGGGTGTAAACTTTAGCGGTAGTTTAACATCTATGAGAATGGCTGCTGCAAATTCTTATTTGACTTTAGATGAATTTACCGGAATAATTAAAAACAATTCTCAAACCCTAGCTACCCTAGGTGGTTCGGCTAATGAAGGAGCACAGGCATTTTTTAGAATGTCTCGTAGCCTTATTCAAAGTTCAGCTGGTCAAGACTTAATGGCTCTAGGTTATTCTGCTCAAGAAGTTAACCAGGGTATGGCTGACTACCTTACTATCACTGGAGGTAGAACCAAGGCAGAACTACAGGATACTGCTAAAATAACACAAGGTACTAAAGATTACTTAGAACAACTAGATAGACTTGCAGATATCACAGGTAAAAGTAGAGATCAACTTGCTGCTGAATTTAAACAAAAACAAGATACAGCAGATATGGAATTATATAAAGCATCATTGAGCACAGCAGATCGAGAAAAATTTACAGCAGTGTATAATGATGCACTGGCAAAATACGGTCAAGGTGCTGCTGATAATGTTCTTGCAGCAGCACAAGGTAGAGCAGTTACCACTGAAGCTGGCAAAAAATATGCTGCACTGGCTCCTATGGCCACTAAGTCTCTGCAAGATCAGTATAATGCTACAATGAAATACGGGGCAAAAAGTCAACAAGCACGCGATGCCGAAGATCGAGCCAGACTGAATAATGGCAGTGAGTTTATGAGATTTTCTGGGGTAATAGGATCAACTACCAATGCCCTTAAAGGAAATGAAAAAGCTGCAAGCCAGGCTGCAAAAGATCAAATGGCTGGTATGACAACTAAAGCAGCATTAGATGAAGCCGAAATACAACGACAAAAAACAAAAGCAGCACAAGAGCATAGCGAAGCAGCACAAATGGCTGCAACTACTAGTGCACTAAAAGAATTAGGTGCAGCACTATTAGATTTCTTTAGTCCATTGATTAAACTAGCTTCGTTCTTAGTAGGAAAATTAGCTGAATCTCTCACCGGCGGCTTAAAGTATTTGAATAATTTACTTGCAGGGTTTGGACAAACTGGTGAAGTTATTAAAGGTGTAATTGCTTCTATCGGGTTGATTATTGCAGGTTTAGTAGTTGTTAAGGCTAAATCGACACTGGCTAACATTGCTGGTAATGTAGCAGGGGGTGGTAAAGGCGGCGTTCTTAGCGGGATAACAAATGCCGCTACAGGAGCAGCAGGAGGTAAGGGTGCAGGTGTACCCGGTCTAGGAGCCGCACAAACTGCTGCAGGTAAAGTTGGTGGTATAGGATCATCACTAGCCGGGGTAGGTAAAGGTATAGGCGATGCTATCAAAGGTGTGCTAAAAGGCCTTGCATCTGGGTTAAGTGCACTGGGCAATCCTAGAGTATTATTAGGTGGAGTTACGCTAGGTCTATTAGCAGGTACTATCTTTATTGCTGCCAAAGGATTCCAAGAATTTGCCAAGGTAAGCTGGGCAGAAATGGGCAAGGGATTTGTTACACTATTAGGTTTAGGAGCGGTAGCAGCGGTATTAAGTTTTGCTAGTCCCTTGATTTTAACCGGCGCTCTAGCCATAGGTGCACTAGGTCTAGCAATGGTTCCGTTCGGAGTATCAGTTGCACTAGCTGGCCCGCAAATGCAAAACTTAGCCAAAGGGCTAATAATGCTAAGTGATGTTAGTGCCCTTGATTTATTAAAACTAACAGGTCCTATTGCTGGATTAGGAGTTTCGTTATTGTCTTTAGGTACTGGCATTAAAATGTCAGAATCTGGAATTAAGAGCGTATCAACACTAGGTCCTGCGCTAAACACCTATGCTCAAGGTATTACAGCATTTGGCAAAGCAGTCAATTCAGTAGATCTCATCAAAGCAGAAAAACTAAAATCTGTGTTAAAAGGTCCTACTGCAGCAGAAGCACTATCTAATGCTGGGGCACAAATGATTCAAGCAGTTACTAAGATTGCCACCGGCGGAAAGTCAACAGAAGAAAAAACCGCAGCACAGCTAGAATCATTAAATAGTACAATGAAAGAGTTAGTTAAGTATATGAAGGATACTGCCGAAAATACCGACAAAACTCACAGAGCTGCCAAGTCCTTAAATGGAAATTTATGGGCAGCTTAAATTAAAGGAATGATCTAATGTCCGGATGGAAAAAGTATTTTACACCCATTAACGTATCGGGTAAATTAAGCCCGATTAGCGGTAGTACCAGTATGGGTAGCAATCCTAGCCGCACTAATTATTCCAGCTATTTGCCTGATGTCTATGCTGGCCATCCTAATCGTTTAGAGCGTTATGGTCAGTATGACACTATGGACAGCGACAGTGAAGTTAATGCTGCCTTTGATATTTTAGCAGAGTTTTGTACGCAATTAAACGAAGAAAACGGCACACCTTTTCAAATCAAATTCAAGGAACAAGCTACTACAACTGAAATTAAGATCATTAAAAAGTACCTACAACAATGGTGCAAGATCAATAAATTCCCAGTTCGTATGTTTAAAATCGTACGAAATGCATTTAAGTTTGGTGATAGTTTCTTTGTTCGCGATCCTGAAAATCAAAAGTGGATGTATGTAGATCCTGCTAAAGTTGACAAGATTATTGTCAATGAATCAGAAGGTAAGAAGCCTGAACAATATTTCATTCGTGATTTTAATCCCAACTTTGAAACACTAGCTACAACTGCTATTCAACCTAGCAATCAAAACGGCGGTGGCAATCAATTTGGCGGAAGCTATGGTTCGGGCGGCGGAGGTGCTGGTGGTTCGAGAGGTATGACTGGCTCGTTCCCTACAACTGCCAACGGTAGCAGATTCTCCGAAAATCAAAACCAATACGCTATCGATGCTCGTCACGTTATTCACATCTCAATGAGTGAAGGGTTAGACAACAACTTCCCATTTGGTAATAGTTTAATGGAAAGTATCTTTAAGGTATTCAAACAAAAAGAACTACTTGAAGATGCCATCTTAATCTATCGTATACAGCGTGCTCCTGAACGCCGTGTGTTCTATATTGACGTAGGTAATATGCCTAGCCACTTGGCTATGAGCTTTGTTGAGCGTGTTAAGAACGAAGTAAATCAACGCCGTATTCCTAGTGTTACAGGTGGTGGACAAAGTGTTATAGATGCAAGTTATAATCCATTGAGCATTAACGAAGATTACTTCTTCCCACAAACCGCTGAAGGTAGAGGAAGTAAAGTTGAAATTCTACAAGGCGGGCAGAATCTAGGAGAAATTGATGACCTACGCTACTTTACTAATAAACTGTTTAGAGCTCTGCGTATCCCTAGTTCTTATCTACCTACTGGTTCGGACGACGGAGGAAGCAGCTTCAATGACGGACGAGTTGGGACAGCCTATATACAAGAATTGCGATTCAACAAATACTGCGAACGATTACAAAGCCTAATTACAGAGCCGTTTGATCTTGAGTTTAAACAATACTTGAGTAGTTCTGGTATCAATGTTGACAGCAATATTTTCGATCTTAAATTTAATCCACCACAAAACTTTGCTAGCTACAGACAAGCTGAAATGGATACTGCTCGTGTTAACACCTTTAACACCATGGTTGCTGTGCCCTTTATCAGCAAACGCTTTGCACTAGAACGCTTCCTAGGATTGACCAAAGAAGAAATTGCACAGAACGAAACACAGTGGAAAGAAGAAAATGTTGACGAAGATCAATTCTTAAGTGCTAGCAGCGAACTTCGTAGTGCCGGTATCACAGCTGGCGGTATGAGCGGCGATATTGGGGATTTAAGTTCTCCTACACCTGATGCAGGTATGGAAGATGATGCTGCAGGCGCACCTGCAGGTCAAGCTCCAGGCGGAGATGCTGGCACAGGCGCTCCTGCTACAGGTGGTGCTGAAGCATAAATACTACTATGATTTTAAGAGAGTTTATCTATTTTGACCGTGAACATGCTGATCCTCAGGATGACAGCAGGTATCTCAGCCAGAATGATACTACCAATGTTCTGAAGCAAAAAGACCTTCGCAAGACTCGTTTAACATTGAGAATGATCAATGATATACGCAAAGCCAGCGAATCTCATGACAAAGAACATCGTAAAGAACTAGGGTTAGTGAGAAAAATGTACGCTGCTCCTCCGCCAGAAGCGGCAGCACAATAAGTACAAAGATAACTGTGCGGTCTAAAAACTAAATATTTTAGACAGAAAAATTCAAAAACCAGAAGTAATTCTGCGTCATCAAGGTCAAAACGGCTCGTTTTAGGCCTATTTCGTATATAAATTTCCGCGGTATAGTAAATACCATACAGCCTTGCCGCTACCCTAATAGGAGAAATTTATAACATGTCTACAAAATTTGAACAATTATTAGACTTACTTGTAAACGAAGACATGGAAGGTGCTAACGCTCTATTCCACGAAATCGTTGTTGAGAAGTCACGTACAATCTACGAAAACCTTATCGCTGAAGAAGAAGATGAGGAAATGGAAGAGTCTGCAGAAGACGAAGAAATGGATGAAGCCAAAGACGAAGAAGACGAAGATAAAGTCGACGAGTCCATGGACGAAGAAGAAATGGATGAATCCGAAGAAGAATTAGAAGATTCTTACATGATGGACGGTGCCGACGGTTTCGAAGGCGGCGAAGAAGGTGATGCTGCTGACGAGTTTGGTGGTGAAATCGGCGCTAACGGTCCAGAAGATGACGAACACGGTCATGAAGGTCAAGAAGATTCTGCTATCTATGATATCAAGAACGCTATTGCTGAACTAGAAGCTGCTTTCGCAGAACTAGAACGTGCTCAAGGCGGCGAAGAAGCCGAAATGGGTATGGACAACGAGTTTGGTGATGAAGAAGGCGAAGACGAAATGATGGGTCAACCAGCATTCGAAGGGCGTCGTATGACACGCGAATACGTTGAAAAAGTTGGTCACAACTACGGTGGCAACACACAAAAACAACAAGGCGACTACGCCGGTGCTGCTAGCGGTGAAACACAAAGCCGTCCAGTAGAAGGTCGTAGCCCAGTAAGTTCTGGTAAAGGCAAACCTAACACAGGTGCTAATGCCAGCAACATCCTAGGCGATATGAGCACTACAGAAGGCCATACCACAGGTACTACACCTAACAAAGTAAACAAAGGTATTGCTAAAGACAGCGGCGAACAGTTTACTGGTAAAGATTGGGAAACCAACAGCGCCCCAGGCGGTAAAGCTGGTGTTAAAAACTTGAAGAAACAAGGTTCTGGATATCCAGGAAACAACAAGACCCCAGGTCCAGTTGGTTCCGGTAAAGGTGACAAAGCGGGTCAAACTAGCGATGCTAATGGATCCAAAGGTCAATTCCTTCCACAACATACAAAATAATTAGAGAACACGGATGAGCAAATTCTCCTACTTACGTGAACATCTAAGCTTCGACCAGGCTTCCATTGTTATGGAGTCTGACGACAAGGATGGCAAAAGTCTTTACCTAAAAGGTATTGCCATTCAAGGTGGTATCCGTAATGCCAATCAACGAGTCTATCCTGTAGATGAAATTGAACGTGCAGTTAATGCATTAAATGACCAAATTAAAAATGGTTATTCAGTGCTAGGAGAAGTTGATCATCCTGATGATCTAAAAGTAAATTTAGACCGTGTATCCCATATGATCACTCAAATGTGGATGGAAGGTCCAAATGGTTATGGTAAGATGAAAATTTTACCTACACCAATGGGAAACTTAGTACGTACTATGCTTGAAGCAGGTGTAAAACTTGGCGTAAGTTCTCGTGGTAGCGGCAATGTCAACGACATGAACGGCCATGTATCCGACTTCGAGATTATCACAGTAGACGTAGTTGCCCAACCAAGTGCTCCTGGAGCGTACCCTACACCAGTTTACGAACATTTAATGAATGCTCGTGGTGGTGCAAGAGCATTCCGTGTAGCACAAGAAGTAAAAGAAGATCCAAAGGCCCAGAAATATCTTCAAGAATCGCTCTTGAATATTATTAAAGGTCTAAAATAAGCCCGAGGAGAAATAAATGTTGGACGCATTCAAACAATTAGTAGAGTCAGGTGTAATGACAGTAGAGACACAACAAGTTGTCGAAACTGCCCTTGCAACTAAACTACAAGAAACACGCGACCAAGTGACTGCTGAACTTCGTGAAGAGTTTGCACAAAAGTATACACATGACAAACAAGTTATGGTAGAAGCAATCGACAAGATGTTAAGCGATCGCCTAACCGCTGAGATGTCTGAATTGCATGAAGACAAAAAGGCCCTAGCTGAAGCAAAAGCTGCATACCGTACTAAGGTTGCAGAAGATGCTAAAAAACTAGAAGGTTTTGTAATCAAGCAACTTGGAAAAGAATTGGTTGAGTTCCAAGGAGACCGTAAAAAAGTTTCTGAGAACTTTAACAAGTTAGAGCAATTCGTAGTTCACGCTCTATCTAAAGAAATCAATGAATTTGCCGCTGATAAGAAGGACCTAGCTGAAACTAAAGTCAAGCTAGTTCGTGAAGCAAAAAGCAAGTTTAGTGAAATTAAGCAAGACTTCATTCAACGCTCTGCCAAGGTCGTTGAAGCCACTGTTACTCGTAAGTTAACATCTGAAATCAAGCAATTGAAAGAAGACATTGACTCTGCTCGTAACAATGACTTTGGTCGTAAGATCTATGAAGCATTTGCACAAGAGTTTGCTGGTTCCTTCCTTAACGAAAAATCTGAAACAAGTAAATTGTTAAAGATCATCGAAAAGAAAGAACAAGAACTAGCAGAAGCAAAACAAGCCGTTGAAGAAAAAGCGCATCTAGTAGAATCCACACAACGCGACCTTCGTGTTACAAAAGATTTGATGGAACGCAAAGCTGCATTAGGCGAGTTGTTGGCTCCGTTAGGTGCCGATAAGAGAGAGATCATGAAGGAATTGTTGGAATCTGTTCCAACTAAGAAACTAAATGAATCTTTTGACAAATACCTACCAGCAGTGATGGAAGGACAATCACGTAAAGTAGCTCCTAAGAAAGCTATGTTAAGTGAAAGTGCTGAAGTAACTGGAAATCGTGAAATGAAAGCCGAGGTAGGCTTAGACAATATTTTGGACATCCGCAAGTTGGCGGGCCTATCCAAATAATTTATAATTCAAGGAGACAAATAAAATGTCACAACTATTAAACGAAAGATGGTCAGAGACCAAAGACGCTCTGCTTGAAGGCCTATCTGGTACACGTCGTTCTTCTATGCAAGTTTGCTTAGAAAACACACGTAAGTATTTGGCTGAAAGCGCAACTGCTGGTGCAACAAGTGCTGGTAACGTAGCAACACTAAACCGTGTTATTCTACCTGTTATCCGTCGTGTTATGCCTACAGTTATTGCCAACGAAATCATCGGTGTTCAACCAATGACTGGTCCAGTTGGTCAAATCCACACACTACGTGTTCGTTATGCTGATTCTAGCAACGAAGTAGTAGCTGGTGAAGAAGCATTAAGCCCATTCAAGATCGCTCAAGCCTATTCTGGTAACAACAACAGCACCACACCAGGCGCTGCTGCTACTAGCACACTTGAAGGTCAACCAGGTAACCGCATGAGCATTCAAATCTTGAAAGCCAGCGTTGAAGCCAAATCACGCAAACTAAGCGCACGTTGGACCTTCGAAGCTGCTCAAGATGCACAAGCTCAACAAGGTATCGATATCGAAGCTGAAATCATGGCTGCTCTAGCTCAAGAAATCACAGCTGAAATCGATCAAGAAATCCTAGCTAGCCTACGTGGCTTGGCTACAGTTGAACAGACTTATGACCAATCGTTGGTTTCTGGTACAGCTACATTCGTTGGTGATGAACACGCCGCTTTGGCCATCATGATCAACCGTGCTGCTAACTTGATCGCTCAACGTACACGTCGTGGTGCTGCTAACTGGGCTGTTATTTCTAACCAAGCTCTTACAATTCTACAATCTGCTACTACCAGTGCTTTCGCTCGTACTACAGAAGGTACATTCGAAGCTCCTACAAACACCAAGTTTGTTGGTACATTGAATGGTTCTATGCGTGTTTATGTTGACGCTTATCTACAAGATAGCGGTTCACAAAGCATTCAAGACAACCAAGTATTGTTAGGCTACAAAGGCGCTTCAGAAGCTGACGCTGCTGCGTTCTATTGCCCTTACATTCCTCTAATGAGCTCTGGTGTTGTTCTAGATCCAGCTACTTTCGAACCAGTAGTTGGCTTCTTGACTCGCTATGGGTACGTAGAATTGAATAACACGGCCTCGAGCCTAGGAAATGCAGCTGACTACCTAGCTAAAGTTTCTATCAACTCTAGCACAGTTAGCTTCCAATAATCCATTTACCTGGATTTCTAAAAACCCGCTTCGGCGGGTTTTCTTTTGACTGTTTGTTTTGTATCTATTATAATATGTAATGCAGCAGACTATACTAAATAATAGTATGAAACATTTCATATATAAAACATCCCATCCTAATGGAAAATACTATATTGGTAGACATAGTACTGATAATGAAAACGACGGATATATTGGTTCAGGACGCTGGCCGAGTTCTATAAAAGATAAATCCATTCTTACCAGAGAAATATTGGAATATTTTTCAGATCAACAGTCTTTAATAGAGGCTGAAGATAGGTATCTTGCAGAACATTTCGGAAAACTAAATTGTATGAATATGAGTAATAGAGGTACTGGTGCCCCCGTTGGCGATTCAAATCCTATGAAACGATCCGAAGTTAAGGAAAAGTTTAAAGGTGATAATCATTGGACTCATACACAACCAGAAAAACGTGAACAGATCAGAGATCTACAAATAGAAAAATATAAAAAAGGTATTCATGTATGGTCTAAAGATCATCCAAATAAAGGCGGATCAGTATCGCGAAATACTGTTAAACAAGGAAGAAATATCTTTCAAACTAATAATCCTAGTATATGGCGCAGCGAACAAGGTATACACCATTGGCAAGATGGAAAAAGTCCAAACGCTGATGGAAAATTAAATAAGAAATTAGTTGAAGAAGGTCGACATAACTTTCTAGGTGCTGAACTTAATAATAAACGTATTGCAGAAGGTACACATAATTTTGTAGGTAGTGAAAGCAATCTTAAAAGATTAGCCGAAGGACGACATCCAAGTCAACAAAAGAAAATATGTGAGCATTGCGGTAAAGAATCTAGTATAGGTATGTACGTAAGATGGCATGGTGATAAATGTAAAGGAAAAACAAAATGAACTCAAGGCAATATGAAAAAATGATGAGAGATGTATTAAATGAAGCTTTGGAACAAGCAGGTATTAGCATTGCAGATTGTAATGGTATTAGTTTAAGTGCAGATAGAACGGAATATGAACTTAACTTAAAAGACGGTTCGACTACAATAATACCTAGCGGATTGCCCTATCTTGAGGATTGACTAAATAACACTGTTCGCTCTTAACGGAGAGTTTATGCAGAAATCCAACTGCGTAGATCATAGAACGGTCTTAAACATTAAGGAGAAAACAAAATGGGACGTCCTCTAAAAGCAAGATATTTCGTAAAAAGCGGTGCTAAAGACACTAGCTATGCAGTAAAATATGAAGGTGTTACAATTGCGGTATCAAACACAGGTTCGCACTATTCACAAGCTGCTACTATTGTAATTTCTGGTCCAGACGCATCTGGTGATAGTGTAAATGCCACAGCTTCTATTACTATTGCTTCGCCTACTGCCAACGGCGGCATTACTGGTGCTACAATCACTAATCCAGGTGCTGGTTATTCTAGCAATCCTACAGTTAGTATTATTAAACCTGCTACTGTAAACTTTGCCGGAGCTACCTCTGGTGTCAATACAAGAAATACATTTACTGTATCAACAACTGCCGGACTTAGTGTAGGTATGTTGATTTCTGGTGCTGCAACTGGTATCAGCGGTTATATTACTGCTATCAACGGCAACATCATTTCTTCTACACAAAACAACAACGGTTCTTGGTCTAGTGCAACTAACCTAGTATTCAGCGATGCTGGTACTGGTGCAGTATTCGCAACTGGTCTAACACACTTAGAAACTGATGTTGGAACAATTGCTGCTACAGCTTATTTGTCAACAGGCAGCAGCGCAACGGCATCTGCTATCCTTAAACAACACGGTGCTCGTAGCTATCTAGTAGAAAGCGATCAAGGTCGCGGTGTTGTTAAATTAACTACTTCTACAGTCGTAGCTGGCACAATGCAAATTGTTGCCAAAGATGGCAATGGTAATAGCTATACAGTTCAAAAGCTAACAGGCAAAAAAGCCAGCCTATGGCGCAAAACACAAAACGGTGCTAACGCTTGGTTATTTGCCAATGACTCAGTTGCTGGTTGGGTTCTAGGATGGGCTAATGCTACCTCTACCAAAGTTGGTATTCAATCTAATTAATTAGATTTTACTGCTAATTAGAAAGGACTCTTCGGAGTCCTTTTTTGTTTTATCTACATATAAAAAATTATGGTAAATATAGGATGACCACTCCTACCATTGTATCTCAATATGCAGAAGATTCGTCTCACATTGAGTGGAATAACAATATAACTGATTTAAAATATAGTGCAGGTGTTATAGGAGTTAGCACCGTTAAGCCTTTATTGCATATTAGTCGCCAACCAAGAAATGACATTACCATGCAGACTTGGTATATAAAGGCCACAGGATTTAATTTTACCAATCTCCCTCAACAAATTTCCGGCATCACTGTAACCATTGCCATGGAAAGACATGGTAGAGTCACAGATGATACTGTTCAATTGTGTTATCAGGATGAACCCATTGGCGAGAATCTTGCATTTTTAACTTGGGATCCTACTACAGTTTATGGCGGAGTTACTAATACCTGGAAGGTTAAGAACCTATCTGCAGCAATGGTTCAAGATTCTAGCTTTGGTTTACTGTTAAGATATCAAAGCCATCCTCGTTGGCCGCACAGCACTGTTCCTATCATTAGGTCGATTGATATGCAGGTAAGCTGAACCAATAAATACTCTAAAGGAATGTAATAAATGTCAGGAACACGGGTATCAGGCACAAGAATAATCCCCCCAAGTGCACAGAATGGACAAGGATCTAGCAATCAGTCTATTCAGTCGCCTTACGGAAATATTCAACTAGTTACTAGTGCAACTGGTCATTTAGTAGTCAGTAATTCATTCACCACTGTAGGTACCACAGGTAATACAAATCCCAATGTTGGTAGTTCTTGCAGTCCACAGGGTCAAGACCCTATGGGTATTGATCAAGGAACTTACTACAGTACCACCGCTCAACGTCAAATGGCGCAGGCCTATTTTGGCGGCGGAGTTGGTGTTGAAAAAGATCTAGCTGTAGGTGGATACATCTACGGACGTCTTGCTCGTGCTACCAACGGTGGTATTAGTACTGCTACTGATTCTATATTTGTTTACTCTACAAGTAGCAATCAAGACTACTATATTTCATTCACTGATAGTTTAAACAGTGATGCTTATCTTTGGGGTAATGCTGCATTAACTTATAATGCAGCTACAGGCAGATTAACTGCATCGAAAGTTTTAATATCATCAACTACTGCTACGACTAGCACAGACAGTGGTGCACTAGTAGTAGATGGCGGTGTTGGCATAGGCGGAGATATTACTCTAGGCGGTGTATTGTATGCAGGGGAAACTTTTGCCGATGATTATCTAACCACAGTCTATGAAAACTTCTTAAAACTACCTGCTAGCTCGGGCAATGTAGCCATAGGTGCAGGCACAACTGATGTATTCGGTGACCTTCGTGTTCGTGGTAAGAATCCAATTGGTACTGCACCGGTTGTAACTAATATCTTATACGTTACCATGGACGGTGATGATACCAACGATGGGCGTGCACAAGATCCTAGTCGTGCTTGCCGCACTATCAGTGGCGCTATTCGCAGTCCGTTCTATCAATCAGGTACACAGATTAAAGTTAGTCCTGGAAAATATCTAGAAAATAATCCTATTCTATTAAAGCCCTATACCAGTG